TAAATGTACTTGTAAGCATACCGTAAGATCTGCTTACAGGTCTTTCTTGGAAGATTGGCAGAGTTGGTCTATCGCGACAGTCTTGAAAACTGTTGTACTGCAAGGTACCGTAGGTTCGAATCCTACATCTTCCGCTTATTACCCTTTCGTCTAATGGCAGGACAATTGGTTTTGGTCCAATTAATCGAGGTTCGAGTCCTTGAGGGGTAACATTTGCTCGGTTCGTCTAGGGGTTAGGACAGGAGATTTTCATTCTTCAAACAGGGGTTCGATTCCCCTACCGAGTACAATATTTATCATAAAATAGGTTGTCGTTAATTAGTTTTATTAACCTTTAAAACATCTAACGACAACAATGAAAAAAATCCTTTTTTTCCTATTTTTCCTTGCCTCTGTAATCTCAGTAAGTGCAAAAACATTACCTGCTCCTGGAACTGGAATTTATGTATTAATTGATACTAACTACAATGTAAGTACTTCTTTAAGTCCTACAACTACTGCTAGTTTGTATTATACTAATACTACTAATACTTTAGTTACAGGTATGCAATTTAGAGTATTCTATGATAAAGTAGCATTTAATGGTGCTGCTCCTACAGTCGCTTTAAAATACCCTAACACCGATCAAAATCTTCAATACAACGTTAATACAACCGACGGTTATATTACTATAACTTTGGTTTATACAGGTTCTAACGCCACTTTTAATTACGTTAACAGTGAATTAATAGCTATTACATTTACACATGCTGTAGCTGCTACATTTAATAGTTTAGCTACTATTTCTCCTTTAACTGTATCTGGTGTTCAAACCTTTCCAGCCTATGCTTCTAAAAACACAGGTATGGATACAACATTAAATTTATACAGTTACGGTGGTAATTTCTTAAGACCTACATTCTTATTTACTTCTACATTCACAAACGTGACAGGCACAGGTGCTAAAAATGTAACTATTGAAGTATCTAAAAAACCTAAAACAGGAGCAACATGGGCTTCAGTTGGAACTTATACTTCTGATTTAGATGGTAAGATTTCAATCAACCCAGTTATTGATACTACTTATTGGGATTTAAAATTCGCTGTTCAAGGTGATACAATGAATGTAGGTAAAATTATTTCAGTAGCCGATGCTCAAAAAGTAAACCAATTTGTATTAGGTACAGCTACTCCTACAGGATTTGATTTCTATACAGCTGATGTTAATAATTCAAATAATATCTCAATTTCAGATGTTTACTCTATATTTGGTAGAATTGCAGGTAGATTCCAAGTATGGCCTAATAATACACCAGATGTAAGATTCTTTACTTCAGCTGAATACGCTTTAATTGATGGTTCATCTACAAGTTTAAAATCAACAATACCAGGTGTTACTAATTTTGAGTATTATATAAATGGTACTTCAGTAGTAACATATTATATTGCTGGTTTAGGAGATGCTAATGGTACAGGTTTTAAAATGGCTAGATTAGTACCTATTCAAATATTAAATCCAAACAACGCTCCTAATTATATTATTGATCAAACGGTTGAATATTATGCTGGTTTAAATGAAATTGAAATTAATTTACCTAGTTTAAATGTAGTTGAAGGTAATTTAGTTAATATTCCTGTTAAAGTTTATACAAATGAAGATTTAGGTTCATTACAATTAGCAATGAAATATGATAAAGATTTATTAGAATTTAAAGGCTTATATACAGACGAAAAACCTATGGCTTGGTTATCATTCTTAAACGCTACTGATGGTGTAGTAGAGTGGGGTGGTGTAGATATGTCTAATAATAAATTTAACTTAACAAATAATGAACAAGTAGTTACATTACAATTTTTAGCTAAAAAACCTAAAGATGAATGGTCTGCAAGTCCTTTATATGTGTCACAAAAATATGTTGGTAATGCAAACGCATCTGATTTAGCGATTAGACCTACAGATGGTAGAATTCAAATTCAAAAAGCAATGAATACAGTCGCATTTAATCCAAACGAAGCTACTATAACTGTATTCCCTAACCCAACAGGTGGTTTAGTTACAGTACAATTCAATATACCTAAGGATGGTATTACAACAGTTGCTATTGTAGATATGCAAGGTAATGTTAGACGTGAAATATTAAGTGGTAAAGTACCAGCTGGTGCTTATCAATACTCAGTTAATTTAGATAATATGGCTCCAGGAACTTATTTAGCTGTATTAGAAAATAATGGAAAGGTTATATCAAATAAAACAATTTTAAACTAATAAATTAAACATGGCAAAATTAAAAGAAATCCTAGGTTTAGGAGAAACAGAATTCAAGAAAGTAGACGATAAAAATCGCTTCTATTTTATGTTACAACAAATGCAAACTAACCGTTGGAAAATTACGGGTATTGTATTATTTTTATTTTTCTTTATTATCTTTGGAATTAACATGGCTGTATTTTTAAATATTACTATTCAAGAGTCTTGGAAAGAAATGTTACTTATCCTTTTAGGTGCCTTTGTAGGTAACTTAAATAAAGTAATTGACTACTGGTTTAACTCAGAAGATAGAGACAAAATGTTAATCCAAAAAGTAGATGAAGAAGACGGTAAATCATTATCAAACACTATAACACAACAATAATATGTCAGAAGAAACACAAGAATCAACTTGGTCAGGATTGAAAAAAACAATCATTGGAACCTTAGCTACTGTAGTTACTGCAGGTGGAGCATGGGTTGGAACAACTTTATTTGGTGGTGAAGAGGCAGCTCCGGCTCCTGTTCAAGCAGCACCAACAATTAATATTACCCAGCAAGCAGCTCCAGCTGCTGCGCCAGCTACAAACACTACTATCATCCATGAGAAAACAGTAGAAAAAGCAGCTCCTGCTCAAAAAGAAGAAGCTAAAAAAGAAGAACAACCTTGGTAATGAAAAGTTTTTGGAATAAATACAAACACTTCATTATCGCAGTATTAGGATTAATGCTACTCACTACATTTGCTATAGATGCAAATGCTCAAGTGGGTAGCGTTAAAACTGAAAAATATCAGGCTGATTTTGAAAAGAAGCAATCTATTGAATTAGTTGCTGATTATAATGGTCCTGTTATTCCTATTCAGATCTTAAAAATTGGTATTAATGAAGAACTATTTGAAATGTATCCTGAATTAAAGGATAAAAGAGTAGGTTTAGGTGTAACTAATATTGTACTTGAATACTTAGAATATACTAATCGTTTTGAATTTACAGAAGATAAATTAGAAATCAAAGAAAAAATGATTGCTCAATTTAAAGCTTCTAACAAAGGATTTACAGAAAATAAAATAGACGGTAAGGGTAAAATTAAATTAGCTCGTTATTTTGTTTATATTGAAGTATATGATTTTTCAGTCGCTGAAAATGAAATATTTGATATTCAAAAAGGTAAAAGTTATTCTAGAATAGACCAAACAACTACATTAGGTTTACAAGTTAGATTTGTAGACGCTCAATCAGGAGAAGTAATTGTTGGATCTGGTTTAGGAGAAGCTGTTACTGTTAAAGAAACTACTATGTTAGGTGATATTGATGAAGTTAAATTTAATCAATCAACAATTGGTATTACTACTAAAAAATCACTTGAAACAGCATCATCACGTATTGTAAGTAAACTTATTAAAAAAGGTGTATTCCCACAATGAAAAAATTTATAGTACTATTAGTTTTATTACTGCCTTTAGCTGTATTAGGCCAAAGTACTGTAAATTATTCATATAGTGATCCTTGTACTGGTAAAGTAAAGGATCTTACTTTTCTAGATAATCAGACTATTACTGTTAATTATTTAGGTTATATTCAAGCATTTGATTTTAATCAAATTAATAATGGTGATCTTGAAACTTGGATTAATGGAGTAGCAAGGCAAAATACATCTAGTCCATGTGAAGCAACTACCACAGTTGTAACTACATCAACTAACTTAGCAGTAACTACTAATATTATATCTACTTTAACTAACGTTACTTCAGTAGCCACGTCAGTAGGTTCAAGTTTAGCAACTGCAGTTCCTATACCTATGCCTTCTACACCATCGCCTAGTCCTGCTCCTGGCCCTAAACCATCAGCACCGTCTTCAGGAGGAGAAGTAGAAGGAGACACAGGTGTAGAACCATCATCAAGTACAACTACAGATGGAGGATCAGATAATACAGGAGGCTCAGTTAGTAATGCTTCTGAAGGTACATCAAGTGAAGGAAGTAGTTCAAGTGGAGGAAGTGGAGGAACTAAAAGTACTACTAAGTCTAAAGAAACAAAAACAAGTACAGGTAGTTTAATTGGATCTGGTGATATTGTTGTTACTAATAATAGAAACGATAATACAAATAACTTAAGAATGACTGCTAGTATGACTAAGTCAAACTATAAGAATACATTTGCTCAAGGTTTCTTACTTAATTTTACAACAAAAATTAACAATTCTAATCTTACATTTTACACAGCCTCTACTCATAAAAATTCTACTACTATATTTGCGAATTCAAGTTTAGTAAATGCTGATTATGATTTACTTAATACTACTACAGTAATGGAATCTTATCGTTTTGGTAAGTTCTCAGCTATGGGAGGTGTTAATTTTACTTTAGGAAAAATAGGTAATAAAGGATTTCAAAATTTATCATCTGTTGGAGGAGGTTTCTATTTATTTCCGGTGAGTAAAACAATAACTGGTAATTTATTATTATTAGGTGTTTATTCTCCATTCACTCAATTTTATGATGGTAGATGGTGGAATAGTGGTTTATTACTAGTACCGTTTAGTTCTTGGGATTTTAAAATAACAAAAACATTTAAGTTTAATGTTAGTGTCTCAGGAGTATATGAATTAAATAAAAGTATGTTAAATTACCAAGTATTAACTGGTGGGAAAATAATGCTATGAGATATTTGTTATTATTACTATTATTACCTTTAAATTTATTAGCGCAAAATTTTTCATATTCAGGATATATTTACAACGCTGATAATACAGGAGCAATTAATGTTCCTATAAAATTATACGCTAGAACATCAAATGTAGCTGCTGTAGTTCAAAATTCTGAACAATTTGGAGTATCTAATGGTTCAACTTGGTTAACTAAAAATACTTATAGTGCTACTCCTAATAATAGTACAACATATAATTATAGTACAACCAATGCTTTTACAGTCACTACATCAGCAGGAGTAGCTACTATATCACCATTCACTTCTAATATCCCAGCTAATAGAAATAGAGGAACATCTGTTTTATTTTCATCACTTAATTCAGATGAAGGTTCAGTAGTTATAACCTTTCCTTCAGGATTTGTTCCTTCTTTTTTAGGTACTAATTATTCTAGTGGTCATATAAATGCTAACTCATGGTTTACATTTGGAACTAATAGTAGTTCAGGATATAGTGGTACTGCTACAAACCCAAATGCACCTACACTTCATATAGGATCTGTAAGTAACAGTAGTACAGATAATAATATGTCTTATACTAGTACAGAATCTTACACTGATCCTTATTGGGGAGATGTTTTTAGAGTAAGATATGAAGGTAATTCTAACTACAATCAACAAGGTATTAATACAATTTATGATTTATATTTTATAAAAAATCAACCTAACACTCAGTTAGTTGTATGGAGACAATTCACTACAGATGGTTCATCTACATCAGTAAGTGGAGCACCTCCAGGACCTTGGACTTTAAACACTACATCTATTACTAATTTAAATGGTTATTATTTTTTTAATACAGGTCTAAGTACATCATCTTATGAGTTTTACATTCAAATAGATGTACCATTACCTACCTCTAATTTAAAAGAAACAGATATTACTAACACACTTAAAGTAATAAATGGTAAAATTCCTTTTAATAGTTCTTATTATTATTTAAATGATGTAAATGGAGATGGAAGAGTTACAGTATCTGATGCTTATTATATTAGTGCTAAAAAACAAGGAAAATTTACAGAATGGGTAGGAGCTTTTAACTCTCGATTATTTACCTCCGCAGAATATTCAATAATTAAATCTAATATTTCAAACTTAAAACCGACTTACCCCGGCGTATCTTCAATTACTATATCTAGTCCCACAAATGGCGGCGGTAGTAATTATTATATTATAGCCCCGGGTTATAGCGATAATACAACATTTTAAAATATGAGATATATATTATTTATTTTATTATTTATTCCTATTTTAGCTTTTAGTCAAGCTGAACCTCCTCCACCTCCTGCTCCTGCGGCTCCTGCTCCTCAAGAAGATTTTGGTAATACTCAAAACAGTATTATGGGCGCTCAATCAAGATCATTTGGTGGTGGTTCTATTATTAAACCTAACCAAATACTTAATTCAGCTGATTTTGCTATGATTGGGAGTCCAACATATGAGGAATTTTCATTTAGACCAGGAACTAGTTTAGGATGGGGTAATATAAATGATAGAAAAGGATATGGTATTAATGCTGTTTTAACCTTTGATTTAACTCAACAAGCATATTCTTTTTATAGAAAAAATAAAAATTGGTATTATCATTTCAATTTTGGTAAATTAGGAATGGCTCTTAATACTGGTGGTAGTATAACTAGAGTTTGGGATTTAAAACATATTACATTAGGTGCCCAATTAGGTACATCTATTGTAGCCAATGGTGATAAATCAAATAAAGATGCCTATTTTGTTTTAGTACCATATACTGTATTAATGGCTCAAAAAGAAATTACTTTAACAAGAACAATACAATGGAAACCTGAGTTGTTTATAACAGTATGTTCTCCATATTATGATATTGGTGAAAATTTTTTTGATAAATCAAATACATTTAATGCTGTAATTGGTAATTGTATAAGTATTCAAGCATCAAAACATTTTCAATTTAATATAACTCATAGAGGGAATATGAATACAACTCCAAAATGGGGACTAATGCATAACTTACTAATTGGTTCAACACTTAACTTTTAAATATGAAACATCTATTAATCTTTTTACTCTTATTACTTCCATTTACATTATTAGCAAACGACTGTGTTTATGTAAACCAAATAACAGTAAATAAAAAATTTAAAGAATTAAACAGCCGAAATATTAAATTTGGTATAAAACAAATAACAGAGGAATTACTATCAGAAAGACATTGTCTGGCGGACTCTTCTAACGCTGTTGATGTAGAAGTATATTCTATAGGAGCCCCTAAAACCACTATTCGAATTATAGGTGCCTCGTCAATATCTCAAGTTACTCAAATTAAATTAAAAGTAACTTATAAAGGAGTAATATATGAAGGTTTAGGAGAAGCTGAAACTGATGTTAGATCTATGTTTATTGAATTAGAAAATAATGAAGTACCATTTAATAACACTACTATATCAATAGCTTTAAAAAGAGCATTACAAAACGCTATACAAAGGTTACCTTAAAATATTTATTATTAAACAACTAAAATCAAAAAATTATGCAATTATCAAAGTATTTCACATTAGCTGAATTAACTCCTTCGGGAACAGCAAAACGTTTAGGTATTTCAAACGATCCAACTCCTGCACATTTAGAGTGTTTAAAAGGATTAGCGGTTAACGTATTAGACAAAGTAAGAGAACATTTTGGCAAACCAATTTGGGTTTCTTCAGGTTACCGTTCTAAAGCATTGAACGAGATTACTCCAGGTTCTAGTGCTACATCACAACATTGCTCAGGTGAAGCCGCTGATTTAGATCAAGACGGTAGAGGTACAGGTGTAACTAATAAAATGGTATTTGATTATATTAAAGATCATTTAAATTTTGATCAATTGATTTATGAGTATGGTACTGATGCTAACCCTGATTGGGTTCATGTAAGCTGGGAATCTACAGGTAAACAAAGAAAACAAGTATTACGTTGTACTAGAGTAAACGGTAAACCAGTTTACACACCTTATAAGTAATTCACTTACAATTTGGCATCATGACTACTCTTTATTATATATTAGGAGTATGGACATAGATAAAGTATTTAATTCATTTAATGATGGAGAGTTCCAAGAGGCAATTAATGACCTCAGGGACACTCCTTCTTATTGGATTGGTATGTTTAAAAAACTAATACACAATTATAATAGCGGTTATCAATATTTTATGAAAAACCTTCTAGACTCACTAGAAGACGAACATGACATAGATAAAGATAAAGTAAAAGACACAGTTGAATACTTAACTTATTCTATAGCATACTCATACATTAAAAGACTTGATATTACCGATTTATCCCACGTATATTACATTACCTTAGCAGCGGACGATATGCTGTTGACTAGTGTTAAACGTTGTTTATACTACTTTGAATCAATAGAGAGATATGAAGATTGTGCATATCTAAAATTAATTGAAACAGAGGTAAACAAAATCCTCCTAAAGTTTGGCTCCCCAAGTAAATAACGTTATATTTTGAATACGGGTTTTAAGGATTAAGAGAGATAGGGAATAAGAACGAAACAAGAACAAAAAACACCTAGAGAATAAAATGGGTGGTTATAAATAAACATATGAGAAATAGAGAAATTTTTAATAGGAAATTAGAGAATTTAGAGTCTAATTTAACTAAAATGTCTTACTTATTAAGACGCCAAGGAACTAAAGATGAGTATGATGACATGATCACATCTTGTAGAGATTTAATTGAACAGATGAAATCATATATTAATATGGAACCTGTCACACCTAATGAAATCAATAAGTACTAATATGTTACAACCGGAACAAATATTAAGTAACTGGGAAGAGTTCTTAGGTTATATTGATATGTACATTATGGGAGACCGTGGTGCTAAATTAAAAGCGTTTTATGAACAATATTCTGAACGTTTTATGATGATGCCTGCTGCTCATAAACCTCAATATCATAATTGTTTTCCAGGTGGTTATGTAGATCATGTTAATAGAGTAGTTCAAGGTGCTTTAAAAATAGATCGTGTATGGAGAGAAATGGATGTAATTGATACTTATACTACTGAAGAATTAGTATTTTCTGCTCTGAATCATGATTTAGGTAAATTTGGTACTTTTGAACAAGAAGCATATTTGCCTCAAACTGATCAATGGAGACGTGAGAAATTAAATGAACCATATATGTTTAATGATCGTTTAGAGTTTATGTCTGTTCCTGATCGTGGTTTATATATATTATCTCAGCTAGGAATTACAGTTACTAAAAATGAGATGTTAACTATTAAATTACATGATGGTTTATATGATGAAGCTAATAAGCCATATTTAATGTCTTGGATGCCAGAAACTAGACCTCGTACTTCATTAATCTATATTGTTCATCAAGCCGATTTAATGGCAGCAAGAATTGAATTCGAAAGAGAATGGTTACCTAAATTATTAGGTCCAAAACCAGAAAATAAATCAAATTTTAATTTAAAAAAGGAAGATAAGAAAATACCAGTTAAATCTAAAGCACTAGGTAGTGTTAAAAGTGAAGGTTTAAAAAATGTAATGTCTAATTTCTTCGACGAATAAAAATGATATTAATAATATTAAGTATATTGGTTGTGATCCTAGGGTTCACGACCTTTAACCTTCTAATGAAAAATGAACAAGCAGAAGATATAATTATATCTCAAGATACATTTATATCTAAATTTATGGACACAGTTAATAAAGCTGATGCCAAATTAAAACAAATTGATCATAAAGGTTCATTTGAATCAGATGATGAAATTGGATTCTTTTTTAAAGAAGTAAAAAACATACAAGCAACACTAAATGAGTTCAATAATAAACGCTAGTAATTTACCTAAGAACCCAAGTTCTACTAGGTACTTTACTCAAGATACAGAAGATGCTATTGTCGCTTATAATAAGTCTTTAGACTTTGATGAACGTGATAAGATTTATAATAGAAGAATCCATTATGCTTTTTTTAAGCTAACGGAAAATATTATACATACGTTTAAATTTTATTATACCGAGGTAGATAATATTGAAGATTTACAACATGAAATTATAACATTTCTATTAAGTAAAATTCATTTATTTGATCAAAGTAAAGGTGCTAAAGCATACTCTTACTTTGGTACTATTGTAAAACGATATTTAATTATATCTAATACTAAAAATTATAAAAAACGTATTGATAAAGCACCAATTGAGGATTTAGAACAAGACGAGAAACATTCGTATGAAATCGATGATATCCCACCTAATGAACGTCTAAATGAGTTCTTAACACTATATACTGAATATTGTTCTAATAATTTAAAAACATTATTTCCTAAAGATAGTGATGCTAAAATAGCTGATGCAATTCTTGAATTATTTCGTAAACGTGAGGTATTAGATATATTTAATAAAAAAGCACTTTATATATACATCCGTGAAATAATTGATGTAAAAACACCTAAAATTACTAAAATAGCTAATAAATTAGGCGATATATTTAAAGAACATTACTTATTTTATATTGAAAACGGATATACAAATTTCTAAGTATCATATTTATAAATAAAAATCATGAGTAATTTAGAATCAGTTGTTTTTGGAAATAAGAAATTCTCTGATATCTTAAGCGAGATATACGATAATCAAAAGAAAAAAGAAAAACAAATATCAACATTAATCGGCGAATTAAAGCCATTAATCAATGATATTGGTGATGCTACATTAATTGTACCTTTAATTAAAGAATACTTAGAAATAAGCGTTAAAAATGATGAACAATTAATTAAAATGGCTACTATTATCCAACGTGCTTTATCTAATTCAGCTGAAGCAGGTAATGGATTTGATTTATCGGATGAAGAAAAAACACAACTATTAGCCGAAATAGATAAAATAAGTAAAGATGCCAATTGATGTTACATATGGTTACAGTTCAGTAAGTAAAGGATTTAATACAGGTAATAAAAATTATGCTGTTGATACTGCTACTTCTTTAGGCAATCTAATAACAGCTGTTCGTGTTAAAGATATAGTATTAGATAAAACACATCCACAATTTGTAAATGTAGGTGAATGGAATGGTTTAGGTACTATATTTTTTGATACAGTTAAAGATCCTAATATTTCAAATAAAAATACTTGGTCTACGGCTCGCCCTATATCATCTAATATTAAAATATATCCATTAATTAATGAGATAGTATATTTAATATCTTTTCCTGATACTGGTATAGGAAGTAATCCTACATCAGGTCAATTATATTATATTAGTACTGTAGGTATATGGAATACACCTCATCAAAATGGTTATCCTACTATTGATACTATACCACCTCCATCACAACAAAAGACAATTGATCAAATTGAGTTAGGAAGTTCAAAAACTGTAACTAGTCAATCTACTGAACTTAATTTAGGTGACACATTTAAAGAACGTGGTAATATTCATCCTTTATTACCTTTTGAAGGTGATATAATAGAAGAAGGAAGATGGGGTAATAGTATTCGTTTTAGTTCAACAATTAAAACTAAATCATCATCAATAGGTTTAAATGATTGGTCTCAAGGACCAAGTACATCTGGAGATCCTATCACTATTATTAGAAACGGTCAATCAGTAAAAGCAAATAATGAAGGTTGGGTACCTATAACTGAAGATATCAATAATGATTTAACTTCTATTTATTTAACTAGTACACAAACTATACCATTAAATGCGTCTAGTGTTAATTATTTTAGTTATCCTAGTAACCCACCTCAAAATATAAATAAATTTAATGGTCCTCAATTAATATATAACTCAGGACGTATAGTATTAAATACAAATAAAGATCATTTACTTTTAAGTTCTATTAAATCAGTAAATTTAAATGCTGTAGAATCAGTTAATATTGATACACCTACAACTATAATTCAATCAAGTAAAGTATTATTAGGTTCTAAAAATGCTACTGAACCTGTTTTATTAGGTGATAGTACTATTGCTACTTTAACATCTATACTTGATAATATGGTAGGATTTTTAAATTCTTTAGAAAATGTAGTATCCACAGCTCCAGGAACACCATTAATTACATTATCATTACCTGCTAATTTATTATCAAGTAAACTAGATGAAATTAAAGGTAATCTTGAAAAATTAAAATCTAACACTGTTAAAACTGTATAATGGCAACTATTAACCCAGAAGAATTAGAACAGGCTAGATTACAACAAGCATCTGATGAACAAGTAGCATTAGCTCAATCTAATACTACTACAGTAGATGCTACTGAAATTGAAAATGCAACTCCATCTGATTTAAAAGCGATGGGTATTTCTAAATTACCTTTATTATTATTAGTAATAGGTAATCAAATAAAAAATATTATTGAACCGGCATTAATCAATTTAATTAAAACTTATATACAAAAATATTTAGCCGCTGAAGCATGCGCTGATCAAGCTACTATAGATAAAATAATACAACAACGAAATTTAATAGTTAATCAATTAAATAAAATTGTTAAAACTTTAACTATCATTACAGTATCGTTAACTATTGCTATTACATTTTTTGATCTTTTAAAATTAGCTATTAAAGGTATTGATTTAGCTAAACTAGCGGCTATTTTAGCAGCGGGAACTTTTCCAGCATTAATACCTTCTTTACCTAGTACATTACAGCAATTAGATTTAGCTAAAATAAAACTACAAACAGACGAAGAAGGTAATGCTAAAATAGCTAAATATAAAGCGATAATTGGAGGAGCAGCATTAGTATCATCTATTATTGGTGGATTTGTATTAATAGCTATAGGATTATTAAATTCTATTGATCTTTTCTTACAAAAATGTGCTCCTAACCAAGCAAATGAATTAGTTCCTATATCTAAAGAAACACAAGATATAGCTAAAGTACAAGCTCAAGCAGCAACAACACAAAATCAAATAACATATAAAGGCTTTATTATTGAAATTGAATTAGTACCATATAGTTCTACTACAACTCGTAGACGTGCTATTGGTAAAAATCAAGACGGTATTATATTAATTCAAACCGAATTATCATTTACTACTAATGATCAAACATTAATTGATGAATTAAAACTAATTATTGATAGAGATAATTTAAAAGCCTATTAACTTAATATTTATAACACGATGAAATCAGAAGAATTTAAAAAAATTATTAAAGAAGCCGTTCGTGAAGTATTCGTTGAAGAAATGAAAGAAATACTTTTAGAAGCGGTTAAAGCACCTAAAGCCTCAGCAGGTCAAGGTAGTTATGGAACTGTTACAGAATCATATGTACAACCAACAAATTCAAAACCATTAGATCCAAACGCTAGAAAAGCAGTTATGGCTAATATTTTAGGTGATATGGCATCTGGTAAAACAATGACAACAGAAACACTTACAGCTAATACATTTGTACCTAGAGGAGGTGACGCTGTTAACGGATCTTTACCTGAAGGTAATGTTGGTTTAGATCAAATTATGGGTTTATTAAATAAATAATAATGGCGTACGGTGCACAAAAAATATTTCCTATTGATACTAAACCCGGTACCGCTATTGGTATTAGTTTAGATTTTAGTAACCCTGGAGTATTTCAGTCTACTTATTTAACTAAAGATGCTATTAAAAATAATTTAATAAATTTTTTCTTAACTAATCAACCAGAACGTTATTTAAATCCATTATTTGGTGGTAATTTAAGAAATTTTATATTTGAACAAATAACAGCTAATAATACTGATTTTTTAAAACAAGATATTCAAACCCAAATAGGTTTATATTTTCCTAATGTTATAGTAGCTAGATTAGATGTTATAGAATACCCAGATATAAATCAAGTAGTAGTAACATTAAAATACACAATAGCAGACACTAATATAAGTGATCAATTAGATATAGCATTCAATTAATGGCAACAATTAAAGATATAAAGTACTTAAATAAAGATTTTACAGAGTTAAGATCTAGTTTAGTTAACTACGCTAAAACGTATTTTCCAACTACGTATAACGATTTTACTCCAGCGTCACCAGGTATGATGTTTATGGAAATGGCAGCTTATGTAGGTGACGTTTTGTCATTCTATTTAGATAACCAATTCCAAGAAACATTTTTACAATATGCTCGTCAAACAAATAACTTATATGAGTTAGCTTATATGTTTGGTTACAAACCAAATGTAACTGGTGTAGCATTAGCAGATATTAATTTTTATCAACAAGTACCATCTAAATTATCAGGTTCATCTTATGTACCTGATTTTAATTATGCTTTATATATTGAACCTAATTCTAGAGTAACCTCTAATCTTAATTCAAATATTTCATTTTTAGTTGGAGATCCAGTTGATTTCTCAGTTTCAAGTTCAAGTGATCCAACTGAAGTAACTATATATCAAATAACAGGAACAACTCCTAATTCATTTTTATTAAAGAAAACTCGTAAATCTATTTCTGCTACTCTTAAGTCTAAAACTTATACATTTGGAGAACCAGTTCAATTCGCGACAATAGATTTAAGTGATGAAAATATTATTGGTATATTAGATTGTGTTGATTCTGATAGTAATCCATGGTATGAAGTTGATTATCTAGCTCAAGATACAATTTATAAATCAATAAAAAATACAAATACTAACGATCCTTATTTATCACAATATCAAGGAGATACACCTTATTTATTACAATTGGAACAAGTACAAAGAAGATTTGTCACTCGTTTTATTGATTCAGGCTCATTACAAATACAATTTGGAGCAGGTACAGCAACTGACTCAGATGAATATATTATTCCTAATCCAGACAATGTTGGTTTAGGTTTACCATTTGAAAAAGATAGATTAACAGTAGCATATTCACCTAACAACTTTACTTTCACTCGTACCTATGGTATAGCTCCATCTAATACTCAATTAACCTTCAGTTACTTAACTGGAGGAGGAGTTTCAGCGAATGTACCGTCTAACGACTTAACTCAATTAAATGGCAATGTTCAGTTTTTAAATAATAATTTAAATTCAACTACAGCTAATACAATATTTAATTCATTAGCAGTATCAAACCCAGAAGCAGCAAGTGGAGGAGGTAGTGGAGATACAGAAGAAGAAATTAGACAAAACTCATCTGCTAACTTTGCTTCACAACAACGTAATGTTACTCAAGATGACTATTTAGTTAGAACATTAGCTATGCCAGCTAAATATGGTACTGTAGCTAAAGCATATATTGAACCTACTAAAGCACAAACTATTTCAGCTGGTGAGTCTAATTCAATATTAGATTTATATATTTTAAGTAATAATGCTCAAGGCCAATTAACTACAGGTTCTTTAGCTTTAAAACAAAATGTAATTACTTATCTATCACAATATAGAATGGTTAATGATTCTATTAATATTAAAGATGGATTTATTATCAATATTGGAGTAAATTTTGAAATTATAATTTTACCTAACTATAATAATAATCAAGTATTAACAGCTTGTATATTAGCATTACAAGATTATTTTACAATTGATAAATGGCAAATTAATCAACCTATCTTATTACGTAATTTATATATACTTTTAGATAGAATTGAAGGAGTTCAAACAGTAAAAACTGTAGATATTGTAAATAAAGTTGGAGTTAACCTTGGATATTCACCTTATGCTTATGATATTACAGGAGCAACAGCAAATAATGTTATTTATCCTAGTTTAGATCCATCTATATTTGAAGTAAAATACTTAAACACAGACATTCAAGGTAAAGTAGTACCTTTATAATAATTAAATAATGGCAGTATATAAAATATTTCCTACTCAAGATGCAACTATGTATTCTATGTTCCCACAGATGAATACAGGTATTGATGAGATCATAGAAGCAACAACAACAACATTTGGTCCTTTTGTTCCAAATCCTGAAGTTAGTAGATTTTTAATTCAATTCGACTCAAACGAAATGAATAGTATTATCAATACTAGAATAGGAGCAAGACAATGGGATGTTTATTTACAATGTTATGCGGCCGTTGTAACAGGTTTAAATGAACCTACTACAATGTCTATATTCCCTGTATCTCAAAGTTGGTATAATGGTACAGGAAAATATTTAGATCAACCAGTAACTACAGATGGAGTTTCTTGGGTTTGGGCTCATTATTCAGGTTCTGAACAATGGACTACAGCTTCTTATAATGCTGGTTCTACAGGTTCATATAGTACAACACCTGGAGGAGGGGTATGGTTAACTGCTTACTCAGCTTCTCAAATATTTCAATATTCAGATAATATTGATTTAAGTGTTAGTGTAAAAAACATGGTGAGTGCTTGGAATAGTGGAAGTATTCCAAATAATGGATTTATAGTTAAACAAGCTAATAATGATGAATTTATAGATAATCCTAATGTTCAAGTAGAATTTAAATTTTTCTCAATTGATACTAATACTATCTATCCTCCTCAATTAGAATTTAGATGGAATGATACATCTAGTTATACTGGTTCAACAAATGTTACTACTATTAACACAGACCAAATGACTGTTGTATTAGGAGAAAATCCAGGTACATTTTATTCAGGTAGTATAAATAAATTTAGAGTAAATTGTCGACCAACATATCCACCCGTAGTATTTCAAACCGCATCAATTTATCTTGAAAATTATTATTTACCTTCTGAATCATATTGGTCATTAAAAGATTTATCTACAAATGAAGTAATTATAGATTATAGTGACCCATATACAAAATTAAGTACTGATATCTCAGGTAGTTTCTTTACAATGTATATGAATGGCTTAGAACCAGAAAGAAATTATCAGATATTAATTAAAACTATATTTAGTGGTTCAGTACTTATTTTTAATGATAATTATTACTTTAAGGTAGTTAATGGATAATGGAACAAGTAAATTTAAATAAAAATGTTTTTTTAAAGGATCAATATGAAAAAGTTATTGATACTTCATTTACTCAACTAGTACAGCCTGCTGCAACTAGTTCAGTTGTTCCTCCATCTATTTCTATAGCTGAATTTTTTACTAATTACCAAACATTATTTTTTGAAATACCTAAGTATGGTAACACAAATTCACATGAATATTTAATAAAAACAAGCCAAGCATACGCTGGTGATTTTAGTAATAGTGATGATACTATTCAAGCGTTAATTGAGGAAATAACATCATTAAGACAAGAAAATTTAACTTTACAAGAACAAATATTAAATCCTACAGGTAGCATTAATCAATAATGAGTAAAATAGTTAATATACAACCAGTTAGTCCTATAACATTTGAATACCAAACCTATTCACCTCAGGATGAATCTTTAATATCTAGTTTTGAAGTCACTAATAATTTTAATGTTTCTTCAAGTTATATAGAATATTTTATTTATGATTTAAATAATACTATTTTATATAGTAATGAAATTGGATATAATGGTTATTCATTTCAAGGAGCAAATGTATTAACTATTGATCCTCAAATTGATTTAGAAACTCAAGGGTATACAGAAGGTCAATACTATACAGTTTATAATTTTTTAAATCCATTATTATCATCTAATGCTCTTAATCGTTATTATATTGATCAAATCAGTTCAGATAGAACTGAAATTAGGTTAAACACTACTCAAATACCTAATATTGATGTTGTATCTTCTTCTTTAGAATTACAAGTTCAAATTAGTCAATCTTTTGGAGGTTATAAAGATTTTTATTTAGATTTTGGATCAAACCAACTTATTATCGCTAATAACGTATTATTAGATAATAGTAATCCAAATGATCCTACAGTATTAATTAAATTATATGATCCACTTCCTTTAGATTTTAGTTTACAATCTCAATGTTGGGTAGCAGAAACAATAATTGAACCTTTAGCTTATCAAATTGAAATAACTCAAGTATTTCAACCATTAGATGAGTTTATACAATTACGAGGTCCTAATACTAATTTAAATGTTAATGATCAAATTAATAATTCAACAGATTATGTTAATTATTCTTCATTAAAATCTACAACCTCATTAAATAATTCATCAAGTTTAAAATATCAATTAAATAGTTTACTTGCTGAAAAAGGAATTTCAATTAATATTGATTACAATTATTTTAGAAATTTTTGTAATTTTTCTTCAGCTCAAACACGTATAGAAAATTTTTACTATAAATTAGCATTAATTGAACAATATAGTGTTAGTAGTAGTTATACAACAGGTTCAACTAATTATTATACATCAGGTAGTCAAACTATTTGGGATAGTAAAATAAATGATATTATAACTAATTTTGATGGTTATGAATATTTTTTATATTTTGATTCTGGAAGTAATTCATGGCCTAAATCTAATAGTACTCCTCCTTATAACAATTTATCTACAAATGCTTCAGCTTCACAAGCTTGGTTAAGTATTAAATTAGTAGAAGCAGAAGAATATGATTTAGAAAATAATAATAACTTAATTTATAGTATACCTAGTTATCTATTAGATGATCCATCAAACGCTCAGTATGAATTATTCATTGAGATGATTGGTCAATATTTTGATGATATTTGGGTTTACATTAAAGACGTTACTAACAAATATAATGCTGATAATAGATTAAATTACGGAGTATCTAAAGACTTAGTAGCACAAATACTAAGAGATTTAGGTGTTAAGATTTATCAAAATAATTTCTCAGTAGACAATTTATATACTGCTTTCCTAGGTTTAACTAACTCAGGAAGTTTATATAACATACCTAACATTACAAATACATTACCGGCTCCAACCGGTTTAGAGTACATTAACCTTATAGTAACCGCCTCTAATACAGCGTCTCTAGTAGGTACAGATGATGTTAATAAAGAAACTTATAAACGTATTTACCATAATTTACCATTCTTATTAAAGAAAAAAGGTTCATATGAAGGTTTAAGAGCATTAATTACTACTTATGGTATTCCTGAAACTATATTAAGTATAAGTGAATATGGTGGTAAAGATAAAAATAATAATACTTGGGATTATTTTAAACAAGTTTATAATTATGCTGTTTATACTAGTGGTTCATCTTATGTTAGTTCATCTTTTACTTTAAATAATAATTGGAACGCTACAAATAATCGCCCATCAGCTGTTGAATTTAGATTTAAAACAGATGGTTTACCTTATAACACAGCTAGTATTGCTTCTGTTCCATTATGGTCAACAAATACAGGAGTTAACATTAATTTAAGGTATACAGGTTCAGGGTATACAAGTGGTTCATATTCAGGATCAACTACTAATCCTTATAATCAATATGCATTTTTAGATTTTATTCCTAATCAAGCATCTTCTAGTGTTTCAACTAGTGTTTATTTACCATTTTATGATGGTGGATGGTGGTCTGTATTAGTTAATAAAGCAGGAAATACCTATACTTTATATGCAGCTAATAATATTTACCAAGGATTTGAAGGTAATACTATTGGTTTTACATCATCATCATTTGTAACATCATCTGCTACTTCTTGGAGTTCTAGTTCAATATCATATTTTGGTATATCTTCTTCACTATCCGGAAAAATATTTACAGGTTCACTTCAAGAAATTAGATATTACACTAGCCCATTAAGCCAAAGCGCATTTAATGATTATGTAATGAATCCTCAATCTATTGACGCTAATGGAATCAATACAGCTCCAGATACTTTAGCATTTAGAGCAGCTTTAGGAGGTGAATTATATACTTCATCAATTTCAATCCATCCTAAAGTAACTGGATCTTGGACTACTACATCATCATTTGCTAGTAATAGTAATTTTTATACTAGTTCAGGAACAACTTACATATCTAATACAGAATATTCTTACTATAATCAACCAGCAGTAGGCATTCAAAATCCTATCACTGATAAGATTAAAGTAGCAAGTATGATAATGCCAACAGGCAGTACTTTATCTCCTTATATTTCAATACAACAAAATCCTCCAATATCACAAAGTATAACTAGAGATATTGATTATGTTGAAGTAGCATTTTCACCTCAAGATGAAATTAATGTTGATATTTACGATCAATTAGGTTACTTTAATATTGGAGAATATATTGGTGATCCAAGATTAGTACCTACTAAAGAAGAATCATACCCTCCTTTAGATGATTTAAGAGATGCTTATTTTGAAAAATATACTAGTAATTATGATGAATGGGATTACATAAGACTTATTAAATTCTTTGATAACTCATTATTTAAAATGTTACAAGATTGGGTTCCTGCTAGAACAAGTTTAGCGGCTGGTATTGTTGTAAAACAACATGTTTTAGAACGTAACAAATATCCATTACCTCAAGCTGATATTACTTCATCAATTGCGTTTGTAGGTAGTGGATCAACTAATATTCCTTATTTAACAGAAAATATATTAGTTACAGGTTCGTCAGTACAAATGGGTTATATTGAAGGAGGTGAAGGTGGATCAATTCGTAATTCTGAGAATTTAATATATACTTCATCATTTTTTACTTTAGCATCTACTGATACTTTAACTTTAAATTTGGAGTTAACAGGACCAGTTCGTATCATTAGTGATATATCATCATCACAAGAACAAACATCCTCAGCTATTATAAAATTTTATAATGGTGATGTTACTACAGATGAATTAATATATACAACATCATCATTACCACTTAATTATACATTAAATGAAACATTTAATATAACAAGTGGATATTTAACTATACAAAATGACAGTGATAATGCTAATATTAAATTTTCAAATGTTTTAATATATTCTGAACCTGCTTATTACACAGTAAATGTAACACCAGTAGGTGATTTTGAACAGTTAATAACTAATGAATTTGATTATAATGGAGAATTAGAAGGAACAAATTTAGTAGCTACAGATGGTGATTTAAATGGCACTAATACATTTTTACAATATCCTAAAGTACCAACTAATTATGTTCCTGTACTTTATAATTCAAATACAGTATCAGTAAATACATTTTTATTAAACACAGTAATACCAGGATCAGGTGAAATATATCTATTTTATGACACCGGTTCTACTTTATCCCCAGTAGACTAATATATGGCGTATACTCCCGTTTTTTCACAAGGTGTTAAATTTATTAAAATTGCTCGTATAGACAAGCAAGGTAAGGATAATACTTTGTCTTTACAAGAATTAAATAGTATTAGAATTGATTATAGTGATACAGATATAATAGAATATCCTATCACTTCAATTTCAAAATATGATGATTATTTCTTATTTGGAGTATCACCAACAAATGCTACCTCATCAACAGACAATCAAATATTAAACTATAGATCTTCAGCTTCATACACTAGACAATTTACAAGTGGTACATCATATGTTTTAAATAATTTTGTACCTTATGGCTCTGAATCATATGATAATTTAGGTTATTTTAATATGAGTACAGGTAGATATACATTAGGTAATCAACCTAATATTCCTATAACTATCGCTGTATCTGCTTCAGTCACAGCATCAGCAGATGCTACAAATATTTTATATATTAATTCTAGCATTAATAATGTTGTAGCAAGCCAATCAGTAAATTATGAACCATCATCTGGATTTTCACAAAGTGTAATGATAACATCATATACAACAGTCCCAAATGTTGGAGAATATTTTTATTTAAGTTTTTCACCTGGTTCTACTTCTGAATTTACAGGAAGTTATTTTGTAACTCAATCAATAACTCCTAATGCTTCATCATCAACTTTAGTTGTTTTACAACCATATATTGATGAAAATTTTT